CGCAAGGCCCGACCGATGCCGTGGCGTGGCGACGATCAGCCCACCGTCGAAGAGGAAGCCAACCTCCCGCCAGGGCGGCAGCTTCTCAAGATGATCGTCGGGCGGCTGACCGATCACATCGACAACGTGATGGAAGTCTCGCGTGAGGGCACGGCGGGGCGCGGCTCGAAGGCGATGCCGCTGCTGCGTCTGATGCAGCCCGAGCAGGTGGCCTACATCACCGCCCGCTACGCCGTGAACAGCTGCACCCGCCATGTCAGCATGGCCAACCTCTCCCGCCAGGTGGCCGAGGCGCTGCGCGATCACCTCAACTACGACAGCATCAAGCGGAACGAGCCTGCCTTCTTCAAGTCCCTGATGCGGGCGAACAAGAAGGCCGGCAACTACGGCAGCACCTGGCGCACCAAGATTCGCAAGGCGATGAAGACGGTCGAGCGACTGCTGGTGAAGTGGTCGGTGAACGACGCCATCCAGATCGGCACCAAGTGCATCGAGATGCTGGCCGATGCCGTGCCCGACCTGTTCGTGATCGAGCGCGAGGCGAACCCCAAGACGGGGCGGCAGGAGTTGGTGCTGCGCCCGACGCAGAAGCTGGTCGACTGGCTCGAGAAGCAGCATGCCCGCTGCGAGCTGCTCAACCCGATCCACATGCCGATGATCGTCGAGCCTCGCCCGTGGACGACCCCCTTCTCCGGTGGGTACCTGACCAACAAGGTCTGGATGGTGAAGGGCGTGAGCAAGGAGTACATGCAGGAGCTGGCCACCCAGCCCATGCCTGCCGTGTACGACAGCCTTAACGCCGTGCAGTCCACCCGTTGGCAGATCAACCAGCCCGTCCTCGAGATCGCCCGCCAGGTGTGGGAAGCGGGGTCGAGCCTCGGCGATCTGCCCCGCCGTGACGACCTGCCCCTCCCGCCCCGCCCCGAGGACATCGACACCAACGAGCAGGCGCTGCTGGACTGGAAGCGCAAGGCCGCTGCGGTCTACGAAGAGAACGCCCGCCAGCGGTCGAAGCGGATCGCCATGTCGCAGGTGCTGTGGGTCGCCGAGAAGTTCGTCGACGAGGAAGCCATCTGGTTCCCTCACAACCTCGACTTCCGCGGTCGGGTCTACCCGATCCCGACCGGCGGGCCGTCGCCGCAGGGTGACGACATCCAGAAGGCGCTGCTCCGGTTCGCCGAGGGCAAGCCGCTGGGCAAGGACGGGGCGGACTGGCTGGCCATCCACATCGCCAACCTCTTCGGCATCGACAAGGTGCCCTTCGAGGAGCGCATCGCCTGGGTGATGGAGCATGACGCCCTGCTGGTGGACAGCGGGGAGAACCCCCTCGACGGTGCCCGCCTGTGGACGCAGGCCGACAGCCCGTACTGCGCCCTCGCTGCCTGCATCGAGTGGGCTGGCTATCGGCGGCACGGTGAGGGCTTCGTCTCGCACATCCCCATCGCCCTCGACGGGAGCAACTCGGGGCTGCAGCACTTCTCTGCCATGCTCCGTGACCCGCAGGGTGCGGCTTGTGTGAACCTCGTCCCGAGCGCGAAGCCCGCCGACATCTACAGCCAGGTCGCCGCAGTGGTGCAGCGCATGGCTGACGCCGCCGAGGAACCTGAGGGACTGGCCTGGGCCAACGGTAAGGTGATCCGCCGGATCGCCAAGCGTCCGGTCATGACCTACTGCTACAGCGCCACCCGCTTCGGGATGCAGGAGATGATCCTGCAGGAGCTGACCAAGCTCGACCTCGAGCTGCGGGCGCAGGGCAAGCCGCCTCACCTCGAAGGCGTGAGCAACTACGATGCGGCGGCGTGGCTGTCGCACCGGATGTTCTCGGCCATCGGCGAGGTGGTGTCGGCTGCGTCCGAGGCTATGTGGTGGATCAAGCAGGCAGCGAAGCTGCTGGGCAACGAGGGCAAGCCGATCCGCTGGACTTCGCCCATCGGGTTCCCTGTCCTGCAGGACTACCAGACCATGTCCAGAAGCCGAGCCACCGTGTTCATGAACGGACAGCGGGTGGACTTCACGCTCGAGCAGGCCTCGGGTGTGATCGACACCAACGGTCAGGTGTCGGCGGTCGCTCCGAACTTCGTACACAGCTGCGATGCGAGCCACCTCATGCGGGTCGCCACTGCCAGCTGGCACGAAGGCATCCGGTCGCTGGCTGTCATTCACGACAGCTTCGGCACCCATGCCTGCGACACGGCAAAGCTGTCCAGCATCCTGAGGGAGACGATGGTCGAGCAGTACACGCCCGACATCCTCGCCAACCTGAGGGATGAAGTACTGCGCCAGCTCGAGCCGGCCAACCGGAAGGAACTTCCCCAGCCCCCTCGGCAGGGCAGCCTTCCCCTCGATGGTATCAGGGACGCACTGTATGCGTTCGCCTAGATACCTACCGCTTGGTAGAGACTACCATGCACCCCAAACTACGCCCTATTGCAGAATGCAAACCGAACGAAGGAACTCAGTAATGATTCCCACCATCAACGACCGCATCTCCTGGTTCACCGATCTCCCCTCGCTGCGGCGGGGGGCGTTCCGAACGCTCGACGCCATGCAGATGGAAGAGAGCAAGCCCGTCCAGTTCCTCGGCCCCGCCGTGGCGTTCGTCGCCATGGCTGAGGCGCTGGGGCGTGACCCCCACGAAGACATCGTCCGCATCCGCCGGATGATGAACCAGATCGAAGGCCCGTTCACCGCCGAGGTGCAGGCCATCCGCGACTACGCCAAGGGAGAACTGCTCAATGTTCGACGCTGACCAGGTTCGGCTGCTGATGAAGGCAGCCGTCGAGTTTGAACGGCACGGCACCCTGCCGACCGACACCGCCATGGCAATCGAGACGATCAGCTGCTGCGAGGAATGCCTCGCCGAGATGCTCGACGCCGCAATCGAGGAAGCCCTGTAATGTCCAAGACCGAGATCGCTGTCACCTTCGAAAACCCCGAGGACGAGTCCGCTTTGCAGATCGAAATGGATACCAACGGGTATTCACTGACGGTCTTCGATGCGGACGGAACCGTGGCCACCATGGTCATGGATAAGCCCGCCCTCGAGCGCCTCTCGCACTTCATCTTCGCCGCCGTCCTTCACACCAACCCCAATCCGGAGATCATCCAGTGAGCAACGAACCGCAGACCAAGAAGATCAAAGCCCAGCTGACCCCGAAGGGCATCCTCAAGTTCCCCGCCCTGACCACGCCCGACACCTACAAGGGTGACACCAAGTACAAGACCGGCCTGCTGCTCGATCCGAGCAACGACGAGGTGCAGGCGTTCATCACCAAGCTCGAGGGCATCCGTGACGCCCATGTCGAGAAGGTGAAGAAGTGGCTCACCGACGAAGGCAAGCCTGGCCTGGCCAAGAAGGTGAAGGTGCGCGAGGTGGTCAAGGACGACCTCGACAAGGAAGGCAACGAGACCGGCCTCGTCCGCATCGACGCGGCGATGAAGGCCGAGTTCAAGGACAAGAAGACCGGCGAGTTGAAGCAGCTCCGTCCGAAGTTCTTCGACGCCCGTGGCCAGAAGATCGCCCGCGCTCCCGAGATCTGGGGCGGCACGGTCGCTCGCCTCGGCCTCGACCTGATGCCCACCCTGCGCGCTGCCGATAGCGCATGGGGCGTCGGCTTCTTCCTCGACGCGGTCTTCATCATCGACCTCAAGGGGCCGAGCGGCAAGGACGCCAGCTCCTACGGCTTCAAGCCCGAGGACGACGGCTACGCCTACGGCGAAGACGACGACAGCTACGGCGGCGGTGACTACACCGACGACGGTGCCGACAGCGGCGAAGACGACGGCGACGACGACTTCTGATGCTGTTCGCTGGGAGCCTCGCGCTCCCGCCCCGCCCAGCAACCCGCCCGCGGTTCACTTGCCGTGGGCGGTTCGCGGTCGCTTACACCGACAAGCCGTACCGCCAATGGCTGGACGCCGCTGAGGCAGAACTGCGATCCCTCCTCTCGGGTCTCCCCGAGGGGTGGGACACCAGCGCGCCGATGCGCCTCGAGCTTACCTTCAAGGTCGCCAAGCCGAAGACCTCGAAGCTGCTCTTCCCGAAGCCCGACATCGACAACTACGAGAAGGCGTTCCTCGACGCCGTGACCCAGGCCCAGGGCGTGTGGGACGACGACAGCCAGGTCGTCTCCCTGTCCTCGACCAAGGTGTTCGTCGACGACGACAGCACCGCGGGCATCGACTTCGCCTTCCACCCACTGGAGATCGCATGAGCAACAGCACCCTGCGCACCAGCGCACGGGGCATCGCCCTGATCCACAGCTTCGAGAGCTGCGCCCGTCTCCGACCGGACGGTCGCTACGAAGCGTACCCCGACCCTGGCAGCAAGGACGGCCACCCTTGGACAATCGGGTGGGGCAGCACCGGCGAAGACCCCTTCAACGGGGGCATGATCCGGCGCGGCACCATCTGGACGAAAGCCCAGTGTGACCTCCGCTTCGAGCAACACCTGGCCCACTTCGAGGCTGGCGTCCGCCGCCTGATCGGCAACGCACCGACCACCCAGGGGCAGTTCGATGCGCTGGTCAGCTTCGCCTACAACGTCGGCCTCGACATCGACACCGATACGAAGGCCGAGGGGCTGGGCGACAGCACCCTGCTGCGCCGCCACCTGGCCGGCAACTACGCCGCGGCAGCCCGCCAGTTCCTGCTCTGGAACAAGAACGACGGTCGCGTGATGGCCGGCCTGACCCGCCGCCGCAAGGCCGAGGCTGCCCTCTACCAATCCTGAACGAACGAAGGAGACACCCATGAACGAAGTCAACGGCACCCGCCGCTCCCGCAACAAGCCCGCCCTCGTCGCCGAGCATCTGGTCAAGCATGGCCGGATCACCGAGGGCCACGCCCTGATCGAGTACGGGCGCTTCTCCGTCGCCCACGCCGTGTGGGAGCTGCGCCACAACAAGCAGCACCTGCTGCCCGCTGGCAAGGTGATCCGCACCACCATGCAGAAGGACGTCAACGGCCAGCCCTACGCCCTGTGGGAACTGGTCGATGCCGAGGAGACCCGCCTTGCAGCGTAAGCCCCTCGTCGTCCGCCCGACCGCCATCGCCCTCGCCTTCAAGGACGCCTTGGAGCGCATGGGCATCAACACCGCCAACGCCCGCATGCCGCTCAAGCGCGAGCCTGCGTGGACTGTGACCCGCCGAAAGGATAGCTGATGCGAGAGCCGCAGGAATCCGAGAGCGTCCTGCTCTACAAGACCTCATGTGACGACTGCGGTTCCTCCGACGCCTGCTGCGTGTACTCGGACGGGCACACGCACTGCTTCTCATGCGGGACGACCCACCAGAACGGAGCCGCGAAGGCATCCCCCAAGGCAGACGACGAGCCTGCCAACGAGGACTTGCTCGAGGGCGAGTTCCGCGACCTTGCCGCACGGTGCATCCGCGAGGAGACCTGCCGCAAGTTCGGCTACAAGGTGGGCCGGTTCAAGGGGCAGGCTGTTCAGCTTGCCCCCTACCGCAACAAGAAGGGCAAGGTCGTCGCGCAGAAGCTGCGCTTCAAGGACAAGGACGAGGGCATGCCCTGGGTTGGCAACAACCGGCAGGCCTTCCAGCTCTTCGGCCAGCACCTGTGGGGCAGCGGCGGTAAGCGCGTAATCATCACCGAGGGTGAGATCGACGCGATGTCCGTCAGCCAGCTGCAGGACAACAAGTGGCCGGTCGTCTCGCTCATCAACGGCTGCGACGGCGGGGCGAAGGACGTCTCCCGCAACACGGCGTGGCTCGAGAGCTTCGACGAGATCGTCCTCATGTTCGACAATGACGAGCAGGGCGAGCGGGCCGTCGACGAGGTGGCCCTCATGCTCAAGCCTGGGAAGGTCAAGGTCGCACGGCTGCCGCTCAAGGACGCCAACGACATGCTCAAGGCGGGCCGTGGTGCCGAGGTGATCCGCGCCATCTGGAACGCCGAGGACTACCGACCGGATGGGATCAAGGAAGTCGACGACCTGATCGACGAAGCCTGCAAGCCCGTCGAGTGGGGCATCGCTTGGCCCTGGCCCACGCTTACCGCCGCGACCTACGGCATCCGGTACACCGAGCTGTACGGCTTCGGCGGTGGTGTGGGTTGCGGGAAGACCGAGGCCTTCAAGGAGCTGATCGACCACCTGGCCGTGAAGCTGGGCCACAAGTGCGGCGTCCTCATGCTCGAGGAACCGCCGAAGCACACCCTCAAGGTGCTGGCCGGTAAGGTGGCCAACAAGCGGTTCCACATCCCTGGTGCCGAGTACGCAGAGAGCGAGCTGCGGGCTGCGATGGAGCAGCTGCGTGGCAAGGTCTACCTCTACGACCACTTCGGCGCGAAGGACTGGGACGTTATCAAGGCGCAGATCGCCTTCATGGTTCAGGCCATGGGCATCAAGTTCATCTTCCTCGACCACCTCACTGCGCTGGTCGCAGGGGTCGACGATGAACGCCGCGCCTTGGACAAGATCATGGAAGAGATGGCTTCGCTGGCCCAGCGCCTCGAGTGCGCCATCTTCTTCATCAGCCACCTGACCACCCCGAAGGGCACCCCCCACGAAGAGGGTGGCCGAGTCCATGAGAAGGACTTCACCGGCTCCCGAGCGATCGCTCGCTGGGCGCACTTCCTGTTCGGCATCGAGCGCAACAAGCAAGAGCCTGACAGCCCCACCTGCTTCCGCATCCTCAAGGATCGGTACACCGGCGACGGTAACGGCGTGACCTTCGGGCTGCGCTGGGATCGTGACACCGGACGCCTCGAGGAATGCGACCTCGCTGAGTACGAAGAGGACACCCCACCGCGTGAATATGGAGACGACAACAATGACTTCTGAGGTACAGCTCGACCTGCCTCTCCCGCCCCCGACCACCCGCGTACTGCCCATGCTGATCGGCCTCAACTCGCCGGCACCTGCATCGGGCAAGACCGAGGTCGCTCGGGTGCTGCAGGAAGAGTACGGCTTCAAGGTCGTCCGCTTCGCTGGCCCCCTCAAGGCCATGACGTCGGAGCTTCTCAAGGCTGCTGGCTTCCTGAACAAGGAAGTCCGTGACCGGTACATCTACGGCGACCTCAAGGAAGATCCGATCCCGACGCTGGGCGGGCGCAGCTCGCGCTACATCCAGCAGCGGCTCGGCACCGAGTTCGGTCGTGACCTGATCTCGCCCACCCTGTGGGTCGACCTGGCCATGCACTACGCGCACACCCTGCGCTGCTCGGGCTACCCCGTCGTGATCGACGACATGCGGTTCGTCAACGAGTACGATGCCATCCGCGCCGCCGGTGGCAAGACCATGCGGATCATCCGCCCTGGCATCGCCCGCCCTGCCGAAGCTCACCCGTCCGAGGGTGCGCTCGACAGCCACCCCTTCGACCATGTCCTGCACAACGACGGCCCTCTCTCGGCCCTCGAGGGCAAGGTCATGGAAGCCCTCATCAACCTCCAGTCGTGACCGAAAGGATACCAACAGTCATGCAATACCTCCGTACCGCCTTCGCCGCCGTCGCAGCCTACGTGCTGCGGTTCTTCCGCCCGAGCATCGACGGCATTCTCGCCGACTTCACCCGCAAGATCGCCCAGCTCGAGCGTGTGATCGACGCCGCCAACAACGAGGCCCGCGCCCAGATCGAGCGCCGCAAGCAGCTGCGCGTCGAGATCGAGCAGACCTACGCCGACGAGGACGCGCAGTGGAGCATCGCCTGCCGCGCCTCGGAAGTCCGCAACAACCTCAAGGAGATGATCGGTGCTTGAGCTTCTCGCCGCTTTCGGTGGTGCCTACTTCGCCACCGTCGTGATCGCCGCCTTCCTGCTGGTCGCCGTCGAGGCGATGCGCCCTGACCTCTACCTCGAGAAGGACGAGCTGTTCATGTACGCCCTGCTGTGGCCGCTGGTTCTCTACGGCCTGATGCTCGGCGTCTTCCGCTCCGCTCGCACCGCCTTCACCGGCCTGATCGCCAACGCGGTCGGCCTCTACTGGCGCGTCCG